GGCAATCACCGAAGTGGCATTGATCGATCCAGTTGCTCATATTCCCTCGCCGGCATAGCCGAACAGTTGTAAAAAACGGGCGCTGACCTAGCCGCCCTAAGCACGCCGCGCCGTCTGCGCGGTTCGGGGGTTACTGGATGCGCGTCTCGTCCTGCGCGAGGTCGCTGCCTTCGAAGGGATCACGCTCATCGTCCTGCGGCTCGCTGTCGAACAGGGTCGGCATGTGGTCCGGCGGCGTCAGGTCGATGAAGATTTCCTGCTGCAGGCGCGTCGCGACCTTGCCGTGGTCGATCTCGTCTTTAGGATGCGCTGTGACCTTGAAAGCAACACCGACAGAACCGCCTTCCTGCGCCACGAAGCGGATGTCTTTCAGGCCACATTCCGTGAGCAGCACATCATCGGCGCCGGTTGCCCCAATCCGGATGCGGAGCATGAACCCGGCGTATTTGCGGTCCCAAGCCAAATTCCGCATGAACGGGAAGCGCAGCTCAGTCAGCTCGTTGTCGTCGTATTCGAGCGGCAGACCGCCGGGCGTCGGTTGCGGCTTGCGATAGAGCATCGGACGCAGCGCACTGTCGAACTGGTCGAGGATCGAACCCGAGCCGACGAGATAGAGACCGATGGAAAGGGCGGGTACGCGTTCCTTGCCGTGCTTCTCCGACACGTTGGTCACGGATACGATCTTGCAGAGTTGATTGCTGACGGTAAACATGGTTTCTCCGGGGTGAGGAAGGGTTAGGCGCCGAGCAGGATTTCGCGACGGTCGTCGTAGGCCTGCTGCAACTTCACGAGCTCGGCCTGCGGAAGATCGCGCCCGCTGTCGAGCACCATCGACAGCGTGTCGACGTCATCGGCCTTCTGCATCTGCGCGAGCAAGTCGCCGTAAGCGAGGACGATCGCATCCGCCTGTTGCTGGCGCTGGTCCGTGATCTCGCCGGTGGACTGGTCGACGTGGCCGTCGTCGTCATCCGTTTCGCTCGGCGTGATGTAGTCGCCCTCCAGCACCGTGTCGAGTGCCTGCGAACGACCGGCAGCGCCAACCTCATCGAGCGCCGCAGCAGACGCCAGTTCGATGCTCACCGGCAGGTACTTGAACAGGCGGCGCAACACCGTCTTGCGGCCCATTTCCTCGTAATGCTGGCCCCATACAGACGCGGCCTTGTCGCGCGCCGACTTGTAGTTCTGGCTGGCGTTGCGGATCTCGTTGACCTGCTCCGCGCTCATGATCTCGAACGCATGACCGCCGCCAACCAGTTTCGCCACCGCGTAGAACGCGATCACGTTGCCGCGGTTGTTCATTGCCGGACGGTGCTCAAGACGCTCATCAAGGCCATACGAGTACTCAAAGTGGTCGTTCGCGCAGACTGCATGCGCGGCGATGCTGACGACCTGGCCCGAGCGGCGCGCGAGGTCGATCAACCCCTTGTAGCCGATCACGATCTGCACTTCGGTGGCGACCGTGACCCATTCGTTACCCTGTTTCTTGCGCTTCTCGAATGGGATCAGGTAGGCGTGACCGAGCGGTGTGTTCGGCTCAAGGCCGAGTTGCGAGCACTGGACGACTGCACCCATGAGCGATTCGACCGTGCATGCCATGAGCTTCGGGGTCGTGCGCAGCGCGCCGAGCGCAATCTTGAGCATCCGATCGGGCGACACGTGGCGCGGCAACACCGCGGCGAGCGTCGACTTCTGCGACTCGAAGAACGACTTCACGTTGCCGATCCCAGCTTCTTTCGCGACCATCTTCGAGGTCTGCTTCAGGTTCGCGAGGTTGGTTGTCTGTTGTGCCACGGTTATTCCTCAGTGATGAGAGCCCAGGAGGGCAAGCGGATAATGTCGATGCCCGTCGAATACCCAGGCCACGTGTTGGTGCGCTCGCACTCGGCATACGTGCGCAGGTTCTTGCGGTACTTCTGGCGGCCGGCTTCGAGGCTGTCTTCGTCGAGCATGAAAGCGTTGGCGGCAAACGGGTATTCGGTTTCCACAGCGACGAACACGAAGCCGAGAACGGGGCGGCCGCTGGCTGCTGCGTAGCCATCGCTATAGAACGCGGCCTGCACGTCGTACCGCTTGCGGGCGACCTGTTTGCGGAACTCGTGCGGGCTCGCGCTGCTGTAGGTCTTGAGGTCGAGCAGGATCACGCCAGCTTCGCCGCAGTCGTTCACCCAGTCAGGCCGGCAGCGGCACTTGACGCCCGTTTCTTCGTCAGTCCAGAAGGCCGACACTTCAGCCTTCCCATTAGCCAGCGCTTCGCCGATCTCCGGCAGCGCGCGCACCGACACCGCCTGACGCGTGGCTGCCTCGTACTGGTCATGCTGGATTGCCACGCGGTTCGGATTCGCTTCGACGAACTCTTTCCAGACCTTCGTATTGCGGTTGACCGACGGGCCGATGACGTAGCGCGACTCGAATTCATCCGGCTCCAGCACGGCGCAGTGCGCGAGATTGCCTTCGAGCTGGCCCGACTTCGTCACCGGCGCCGGCCGGTTCGGATCGCGATGGCGCGCATAGAAGATCGCCGGCGACAGGTCGAGCGTGTCGAGCTGCGACTTCGATACCTCTGGCATCGCGTGGTACTCGTCGATGTTCAGATAGTTGTGGATCACGTCGCACTCCGGTGCACCGGTTGTTCCGCACGCTCAAACAGCGAAGGCGTCGCGAAGTAGAGAATCAGACACGCCATTAGCGTGCCGAGGATCATGGCGAGGACCGGACGTTCGTCGAGGTAGTCGGATAAGCGGCGGATCACGCGAGACCTCGCACAGCGCAGTGGTTGAAGTGCTTTGCGATGTACGACGGCACCCATGCACTACTGATCCGCACCCGCGGCTCCACGCCGCGACGAACCAGAGCAGCCTTTGCAGCCTCCTGACGCCGTTCAGTGCGGGCGCACAGCGCCTGGTATTCCGAGTCCACCAGTTCGGCGCGCGAGAGCTTTACGCCGGTGCGCACGTGGCGCAGGTCGAGGTTCTTAACCATGTAAGCCTCCGAAGATCGCAAGAAAGCGCTCGCCGAAAAACACGAGCATCAGCAGCGCGAAGAAAAAGAAGCCGGCGACGAAGCACTGCGCGCCGATGATCACGTCAGCGTCGACCAGGTCAGCCAGCGTCGGCTGATCGCGCCGGGCGCGGTACTGGCGACGGCGGTAGAGGGTCGTCATCACGCTGCACCCCGCACAAACGCGCAGCAGCACAGTGCGAGGAAGCCCCAGAGCAGGAATAGGATGGCGATGCCGCTCATGATTGGCTCCGGGCGCGGAGCATGGCGTCGGCAAGTCCATACGCATCAACTGCGATCAGATCTGGCGTCGAATTGTTGTGGTAACTGCCACGACGTTCATCGCCGGGGTAGGACAACATTCCTGAGAGCGCCTTTCCAGCAAACCAGTCACGCAGCGTCATTCCGCCAGAAGCCAATACGACATACCCGTTTTGCGTGTACTGCAAAACTGGGAAAGCGTGGCCGCCGTCTTTGATCTCGCTCATTGCTGTCTCCGCATTGACGCATTGCTGTGCGAATGAAGTCTTGAACGTGTCCCAGTCGCTCATTGCAGTGCTCCCGTAATTTGTGCGTTCTGAAGCTCTGACATGTGCATCGCCGCACGCAGATCCGCAGCCGACTTGATGCACTGCGCGGCAAGAAAACCTGCAACCTGATCGTCAATCGGCGCCTTCAGCAGGTGGTCGGCCGTCACGTTCAGAACGCTCATGGCTTCGATGATCTTTTCGAGGCGGACTTCCATCACACACCTCCTGCAAGGCGGCGCTTCACGATCTGCTCTTTCACCTGGTCGAGCAGGCAGTAAAGCGTGTGCACGTCCGCGTTGCTGCCGCGCGCCAGCGCTTGCATAAACGCTTCCTTCTGCGGTCCGGTCATTTCGACGCACTCTTCGAGCAGGTCGTCAAAGCTGACTTCGCGCTCGATGCGCTCGCGGCGGTCGTAGGCGATCAGGGCTGAGCGATCGAGCGCATCAAGCTCGCGGTCGAACATCCAGTCGCCGTACTTCATGGTCTTGTTGATGACTAGCGGAATCGCGCTCATGGCTCAGCCCCAGCAGATGTCGTCGTAGAAAATCGTCGTGAAGTAGCAGTGCACCAGGTGACCGTTGCGGCACCGGTAGTCAGAGCTGTGCAGAACGCCGTGGCGCAAATTTACGTAGCTGTGGGTTTGCATTTCGGTCACCTCATGTGTGGTGTTGCTGTGAGGTGAAGATTAGCAATCACTAAACCGTGAGTCAAGTAAAGACTAAACTTTTATTTGTAACAAGGCTAGCCCCGACGATGCGGGGCTAAGTGACGGCTAAGCGCGGAGGGTGAATCAGTGGCAGTGGGACGTGATGACGCGAACGGCCATCAGCAGGTGATGCGCAATTTCATTCAGCAAGTCTTCGGTCTCTTCGCGGCTGGGAGGCAGTTTAAGTTTGTGGCCGACGCTCTTGCGTGATCTGTAGGAGTCGAGGTCTATGACTTCGTCACTTTTTTCGGCGCTTGATTGCATGTGAGGGATCCTCTCGTATTGCAGCGCTGAGCTGCTGCTCGGCTAACCGGAATTCATCTATCCCGGATGAACCATTGTGAGGGACCGGTAAGGAGTTCGCAATCTGCAGAATTCCCGTGATCATCGGAAACATTTTTCGGGCCGGATCGCTAATGGCGTCCAGACGGGTGATCCACTGAATGAGGTTCAAAGCGTCGGCGGTAAGAGGCACTTTTTGGCTTGTATTCGACGAATCGATGCCTTCGTCAGAATCCAAAAAACCACTGCCCATTCCATAGTCGGCCTCAAGCCGACGAGCTAGCCGCTCGCCAAACGAACCCCCGGCCTTGATTTGTGAGAACAGGCTTTTGTCCTTCGCAGGAGCTGAGTGTGTTTCAAGCCAGCGCTGAAGGTTAGCGCGGCGGATGTCTTGAATGTCCATGGCGCAAGTTTAGTTTCTTCTAAATTAGTATTCACTTGACCCACCGTTTAGCAAGTACTAAACTGCCTCTAAATCAACCTTCCCCAAGGTGAGGCACTGTGGATCTCAAGACATACATCAACAGCGAGCGCGGCACGGCCACGAAACTGGCTGCAGCTATCGGCGTATCGCTTTCCTACCTGTCGCAGATGAGTGACGGTACGTCGGCCGTCAGTCCAAAGCGCTGTGTCGCCATCGAAGAAGCCACGGAAGGATGCGTGACCCGCAAGGATCTGCGTCCTGACGACTGGTCGGACATCTGGCCCGAGCTTCGTTCGGAACAACCAGCCGCCGCCTGAATCCCCGCAAGCGGTTGCTGTGGAACCAATTATTGAGTTCCTCGCCGCACTGCACAACCATTGAAAATTAGGTACGCCTTATGGGCCTGAGAAAAGCCTACCAGTCGATGATCCGCGCCTTCAACGGTGGTGCGCCGGCAATGGCGGGAGCGCTCGGTATATCCGAAGCGTCGCTACAGAACCGGATCTACGAAGTGAAGGGCCAGGCGATTCAGACTGAAATGGCCCTCGCCATGCAGCGCCTGTCCGGCACGACGTTCTTTGCGGAAGCCATCGCTGAACAGTCGGGCGGCATGTTCGTGTCTCTGCCCGAAGTCGACGACAACTGCGACAACGAGGAACTGCTCGCCAAGTTCACGCAGATCCTTTCCGACCTCGGCGAGCTGGCTAAGACCCATACCGCGGCCATCGCAGACGGCATCGTCAACGACCGCGAGAAGCACGACCTCGAACAGGTCGCAGCAGCCGCGCACCGGCACATCCAGGAGTTGCTGACGCTGACCTTCCGCATCTATTGCCCCAAGGGCGCGGTGGAGAAGTGACATGAACTTCTACAAGCGTCACATCGGCGACTACCTGAAGGACACAGCGCACCTGTCACTGCTCGAGCACGGCGTATACACGCGCCTTCTCGATGTCTATTACACGCGTGAGTCTGGCATCCCTGACGCGCAGGCAGCACGCCTGATCGGAGCCCGGAACAAGGACGAATGCGCAGCGCTGAAGGTGGTGCTTGGCGAATTTTTCGAGCTTTACGAAGGTATGTGGGTACAGCACCGCTGCGAACGTGAAATCGAAGACGCATCCGCACAAGCGAAGGCAAACCGGGAGAACGGGAAAAAGGGTGGTCGCCCTAAGAAAAATGAAAACCCGAACGAAACCGAAGTTGAAACCGAATCAAAACCGAACGGAAACCCATTGGGTTCTGATTCGCTAAGCGAAAAAAACCTTAGCCAGACTCCAGACTCCAGACTCCATAAAAACACTACGCGCGTACCGCGCTTCGATGCGCAAGCGCATCTTGAATCGATGGGTGTCGAGTCGGTTGTTGCTCGAGACTGGCTTGCGCTCCGGAA